CGGGAAATGTTCCGCGGATCGCATTCGGCGTGCTCATCGAACACCACCCACGCGCCCCGCGGCATCACGCGATCATCCGGCAGGCGCACGGCATAGGCGAGCTGCCCGACAAGGACCGTCGCACACGGCGCGGCGCTGCCCCAGTCGATGGAGAGCTTGAGCGAGGCGAAGCAATCCAGCGGCACGTCGTGATGGTCGATGATCATCTTGTCCGCGTTCCATATTCCTTGGAAGAAATCACCGACCAGTGCGGACCAGTCGCCCAAGCGCATCGCGCGGTACAAGGCCGGGTCGGTGCGGGCCAAGACCTCAAAGTTCCGCCGGTATGCCTCCGGCAGATACGGGTTGTCATCGAGACGCGACGGCGCATAGACCCACGTATTGCCCTCGAACTCGAACGGCACCCACGGCTCGCGACCCGTCACGTACCGCTCGGCGAGCGCGCCGTGATTTTGGCCTCCAGGATTTCCGGCGAGCACGAGCCGGAGCGGCG